TATTAACATTACCAAATCTTTGTTTGATGCAGAAAACTTTTTCTTTTACAACAAGCCTGTTGGTGGCTTTAAAGGTATGGGAAATATCTCAACTAGCGTATCTTCACAAGATACCCAGAGAGCCGATGCAATAGCCGCATCTAAGGCAGCAAATGCACAACTAAAGGCAACTCAGGCTTTAACTAAAACCACTAAAGAAAACCTTAAACTTTCTAAGGCTAAGGCTATCTTTGACCTACAGAAGATTCAGATTGAAGCTGCCCTTAAGGGTAAGATTTCAGAAGAAGATCGTATTCGTCTCAAGCTTATGCAGGCTATTGAAGATGAGAACATTAGCCAGATTGAAATCTATACAAAGTTGCTGGATACGGCTCAAAAGAACACAGAGAAGTTAGTTAGCACTTTACAAGGAATTAAGCCTCTTGATGACATCTTCAAGAACTGGAACTTCATGTCTGTAAAGGAGCAGTTAGCAAGCCTTGAGACTTACTTTAAGAACTTTGCTGGCTCTGCTGCATCTGCCTTCAACGCCTTGAGCCAAGCGCAACAGGCAAGTCTTGGTGGTTATAGACCATTCGTAGGTGCGACCAATGCATCTCTTGGCATTACTTCTAATGGCGGAGCAACTACATCAATGCCATCGACAGTAGGCTTGGGAACTAGTGGTACAGGCAATCAACTGCCAGCAGGCGTAACCATTAACAACACTATTAACACAGGCATCGGTGACCCTAATGCCATTGCAGAAGCTATTGATGATGTCCTTACACAAGCCTCAAGACGAGGCACATTGATAGGCAGACTACTTCCGCTATGACATGGTTACCAGAATGGCGTGTGACAGTAGGTGATGATGTTTATACAACTGTCACCTCTGTTTCCTATGCCACTGGTCGGCTAGACATTGACCGCCAATGCACAGCAGGTTACTGCCGAGTAGAAATCATCAATACAGATAACTCACCTTTTACCATCAATGTCACAGAGCCAGTAACCCTAGAACTAAAGAACTCCTCTGGCACTTACATAACTGTATTTAGTGGTGAGGTCTCAGACTTCTCCATTGGTGTTAGAAGTCCAGAGGAAACTGGCTACATCACTACAGGCACAATCTTGGGTATTGGCTCACTAGCTAAACTGACTAAAGCTATTTACAACACAGCCCTAGCAGAAGGATTAGACGGCGCACAGATTGCAGCCATTCTAGGTGCAGCTCTTAACCTTAACTGGAATGAAGTGACACCGACTGTTACATGGGCTACTTATCCAGCCACAACTACTTGGAATGAAGCCGAGTCCTATGTAGGCACTATTGACGCAGGTTTTTATACAATGATAAGCCAAGCGGCATCTGCTACGGCCAAAAGCCAGACCCTAGTAGATCAGATTGCTAATAGCGCATTAGGCCAGATTTATGAATCAACATCAGATGGCTTAGTCAATTATGACGATGCAGACCATCGCTCAGACTATCTTGCAGATAACGGCTACACCTACCTCGATGCAGCTTATGCAACTCCCAACAGCATTACTTCTCAGACACAGATTGCTAACATCCGCAATAGTCTTATCTATAAATACTCTACAGGCTATGGCTCAACCTACAGTGCCTCTGATAGCGACTCTATAGGCGCATACGGCCTCTACGAGCGTTCATTTGAGTCCAACATCAAGAACCTTGCTGACATCACTGACATCGCCACTAGAGAGCTTAATCTACGCAAGACTGCTAAAGCCTCATTGGGAGCGATTACCTTTAGACTTGATAACCCAGATATGCCATCTGCCATGCTTGATGATCTAATTGCTATCTTCTTTGGCGAGCCTGTGCTTCTTACCAATCTACCTTCCAACCTTTTGGGTGGCACATTCGAGGGCTTTGTGGAGAATGTAGCCCTACGCGCTACCCCTACTTATGTGGATTTAACCCTTTACATCACAGCTACAGAGTTCTCACTATCTACCACACAATGGGAGACAGTAATACCATCTTCAACAATTTGGACAGGTGTAAATGCTACACTTATCTGGAACAACGCGACAGGAGCACTAACTTAAAATGGCAACCAGCCCGAACTTTTCTTGGCCAGAACCAGATAATACAGATCTTGTAAAAAATGGCGCACTGGCAATCCGTACAGCTGTAGATGCTATTGATAGCTCTATGGCTGACCTAAAAGGTGGCACAACTGGTCAGGTGCTAAAAAAGAACACTAATACAGACATGGATTTTGTCTGGTCTGCTGATAGTGCTGGCATGACTAACCCAATGACCACAACAGGTGACACAATCTATTCTTCTAGTGGATCAACACCAGCTCGTCTTGGAATTGGCACAACTGGTCAGGTCTTGACAGTATCAGGTGGAGTACCAACATGGGCAACAGCAGGTGGTGGTTCATTGCCTACATTTTCAGCCTATAAATCAGCAGGTGCAGGCACACAAACTTTTGCAGCAAGTCCTTTTACTAAAATCACTTTTGATACAGAGTCTTGGGATACTGCAAGCAATTACGCATCGAGTACTTTTACACCAACAACTGCTGGATATTATTCTATAAATGCTGGACTTTACCATACACAAGTTGGTAATGGTGATTTTCAATTTGTGATTTATAAAAATGGCGCAAGATTTCAGCGCATATCTATTATTGCAACAGTTGCTGGTGTTTCAGAACTTCATGGCGGAGAAACTTTAGTTTATTGCAACGGATCAACAGATTACATTGAAATATACGCACGCGGTGATAGCGGTGGAAATGTCTCTATTACTGAAGGTGCTGAACTCACTTACTTCTCAGGAATAGGAATTAGAGCATAATGGCTAAAAATACTTATGAGATTATTGTTGAAACTTATCCAGAGTTACTTGAAACACCACGCGCTTTTTATGACCTTATTGAATTGCAAGACGATTCAGATGGCCAAGGGGCGTGGATTGTGTTCTGGAAATATGATAAACCACTTCCTGCTGGGCTTAAAATCGGCAAGTGAAGCCTAAACTTTCTAAAGCTGCAATCCAATTAAGAGAGCAGATAGATGATTCCTTCCCAGATCGTGATAGGGCATCGGATGGTTGGGTCGGTGATACCCGACACGCTGCTCGCAAGTCTGATCATAATCCAGATGAGCAGGGCTGGGTTCGTGCCATTGATGTCGATCGTGACTTATTCAAGGGATCAAAGCCAGACATTATGTGCGACCTTGTTGATCAGCTTCGGAGAGCCTGCAAAGCCAAGACAGAAACACGCATTAGTTACATTATTTTCGATGGGTACATCTATTCCAGAATACTCAATTGGAAACCAAGAAAGTACACAGGGGCGAACAAGCACACAAAGCACGCTCATTTCAGTTTTAAGAAAGAAGCTGACCTATTGGGTGAGTTTTATCAGATACCTATGTTAGGCGGAGAATAATGAAAAACATCAAACACCCTGCATACCTAGCCGCTGGAGCGTTCCTTGCAGCTTGGGCATCTAGCAACTTTGACCTTGACTACCGAGCAATCCTTTGGGCTGCCCTATCTGGCATCTTTGGTTATGCCTCACCTAAAAAGTAATGAGCCTGCAAGACACAGCGGCAATTGCAGTTGCTGTGACGACGATCGTTGGTTCATTTATTGGCTCAGTGCGATGGTTAGTAAAGCACTACCTAGCCGAGTTAAAACCTAACGGCGGCAGCTCTATGAATGACCGACTTAATCGATTAGAAGCGCGTGTCGATACCATCCTTGATCTATTGCAGAAGCGATAATTTAATCATGGCAAGAAAAGCAACTAAGTCATTAGAAGAGCAAGGTTACTCAAAGCTTGATGCTTACTGCATTGGGCTTTATGAGTATTTCTGCTCATTAAAGCGTGCTGGCTTTGCTGAGGATGTGGCGATGTTCATGATCACAGAGCCGCAAGCCTATCCTCATTGGATACTGCCTGACCCTATAGAGCCTGAGAAGTATGGCGATTATCAAGACGATGAGGATGACGATTAAGCGCATCGTAGTAGTGTCGGACTTACAAGTCCCCTACCATGACAGAGTTGCCACACGCAACCTTGCTTCATTCATTAAGAAGTTTAAGCCAGATCAAGTAGTCACCATTGGCGATGAGATTGACCTACCCCAGATAAGCAAGTGGGAGGAAGGTCGCATGGGCTCTTATGCCCAGACCCTAGATGATGATCGTAATGAGGCTGTTCAGCTGCTCTGGGAGTTAGGCGTTACAGACTGCATCCGTAGCAATCACACAGATCGCCTGTATAACATCATCATGGCTAAAGTCCCAGCTTTCGGTGCATTGCCAGAGCTTCGCTTTGAGAAGTTCATGAAGTTCGATGAGCTAGGTATTACCTTTCATAAGAACCCTATGCCTATTGCACCTAACTGGATTGCAGTTCATGGTGATCACACACCGATCAAGCCACAAGGGGGCTTATCAGCCCTTGAAGCGGCTCGTAGGCATGGCAAGAATGTCATCTCAGGTCACACACACAGAGCAGGGCGTTCAGCCTT